AGCTGCTGATGCTCCTCCTGATCCATGAGGAGGACGTCCTCATCGGCCCCACTGTCGGAGCCCTCGACGCCATAGTGGATGATATAGTGCCCCATCGGCCGCATCATCCGGGCGAACTTGTGGACCTTCTGCGTGAATGCACAATGCGACCAGTCCCGCGTGGTCACCGAGTGCGGAATGCCGAGCAAGTGGAGACGCATCAGGTGCGCCCTCCGCGGTGGATGGTTAGGTCAGGAAGGTGCCGGTCCGGCTGCGGGACATCAGGACCGCGCCTGAGAGGACGGCCGAGACGGTCATCTGGTAGGTCGGATTCGCCCCGATGTTGAAGCCGCTCACCACGTCTTGATTCGTGACGGTCAGCCCAGTGAAGTAGCCCTCCTCCACGTCCCCGCCGGTCGTCACGGTCCGATAGTTGAGGTCATACGTCGTACCGGTCGGGAAGCCGGAGGTCGTCCAGTCGAACTCGTAGGTCTCGGTCGTGTCGTCCGCCGTCTGTGTCCCGATGGTGATCGAGGCCGACGTGATGTCCTTCGGTGGGATCGTGACGGATTCTGACGTGGTGATCGAGTCTTTCGTGACCGAGAACGCCGCCACCTGGCTGTTGCCGCCGATGTCCGCCCGATTGATGGTCTCGGTGCGCGGCGATGTCCACCCGCTGACCGACTGGCTGACGCCGTCCAGATTGTAGACAATCGTGCCATCCCAGGTGATGACCAGCGAATAGCTCGAGGCGCCCGGCGTCGTCACCACCTTGAGGCTTGGTCCGACCCGCTCCTGCGGGGCCACGTCCACCGCATCCGAGGTCGCGGTCCGAGCCGTCGCGGTCCCGAGGAAGGCGATGCGGCCCGGATTCGACCCGACCGCTGGCCGGTCCACCGTGAAATCCACATAACTGCCAGCCGCTTCCGTAATCGTGGTGTTGGTCTCTGGCGTGATCGTTTGCGGCGAGGCCGGCGTCACGCTCGCGATTCCGGTCGTCGTGTACGCGATCGAGGCCGTATTGGGCGACAAGGCGACCGGCGTGGCGACCGCGTACCGGATCACCTGCTGCGTGGCCGTCTGGCTGAAGATTCGAGCTCTCGAGGTGAGCGCGATCGTGTCCCGGCTGCCGTTCAGGTAGGCATACCGGTAGGGCCCCGAGACCGTGCCCGTGCCACTGGCGCCGGTATAGGCGGCGAACGCCAGATAGACCGTCACGCCAGCCGCATAAGGGCCCGAGAGCGTGATCGTGCCGTTCCGCGCATTGACCGTCGTGCCGGCCTGTGCCGCGGAATAGGCCGCCGCATCGGAGGCCCACGGCGTGGTGGCCGCGGCCCACTTGAACGAGTTGGTATCGGTGTCGGCCTGCACCGCCACCGTCAGGACGCCCTCGAGCGAGAAGGTGCCGACCGCCGTGACAATGTTGGCGATCGCGTTGGCGTCAAAGAACTCCACATTCCCGATCGTGCGCGAGATGCCGTCCGACCCATAGGCCGTGATCTCCCACTCGATTTCCACATAGCCAGTCGCTGGAATGGTGGCGGAGTAGGTATACGGCGCGGCCGTATCCACGACCCAGCTGGACCACGCCCCGCCGTTGGTCCGCTCGCGAAACCGGACCTGCGTGACGCGGTTCTGCGGGTCGGTAATGGTCAGGAGGACCGTGGCCGTGGTGCCCGATTCGCTGGTCGTGGCGATGATGACCGGCGCCACCGCATCCGGCCGGAGCACGTCCCGCGGGACGCCGGCCGGCACCGCGGAGACCTGCGGGGTATAGCTCGAGAGGGCCAGCCCGCCCAAGGCATGGGCGATCCGGTAGTAATAGGTCACGCCGTCCAGCGGCCGCTGGTCCACATAAACCGGCGTCGACCCGGCCACGCGAGCGATCTCGGCGAAGCCGGAGCCGCTCGTGGTGCTGCGCTCGATGACGAGGTCCAGCGACTGGTCCGAGGGCCAGAGCGCCAGGGCGATGCCGCTCGTCAGTTGGGCGTCATTGACGCCCGGAATGACGGCGAGCCCAGCGGGCCGCGTGTTGACGTCCAGCGTGGAGTTGGTCGTGACCGTGGCCGTGGCAAAGGTCCCGAGCCCGACCGCGGTCTCATAGACCACGCCCAGCGTCCAGGCGATGGAGGGCCCGGTCAGGCTGCGGACCGTGACCGAGGTAGAGCCGGCCGGCAGGTTGGCCACCCGGAACGGCGTCCACGAGCTGGGCGCTCCGCTGCCCTGATAGGCAAAGACCGCGACCGGGTAGACTGTGCTGGTGTTGGTCCAGCTCAAGGTCACGGCCGTCTGCCGGAGGTTGGAGGTCGCCAGCCCGGAGACTGCCCCGACCGCGGCCAGCGTGACGCTGGTCCAGGCGGTCCAGTTGGAGGGTCGCCGGCCGTCCTGCTCGGAGCGGGCCCGGACCCAGACCACCGTGCCAGGCACGAGGACTGACGGCAGATTGACGGCGCCGGTCGGGATCTCCCCTGGCGCATACTCCGCATGGTTCCGGCCGCCCGTTGGCGTGGTCGGTCCCGTGGCGTACTCCACGAGCACCCGAATGACGCCGCCGGCATTGAGCGTGGCCGCGTTCGTGATCGTGTACTGCGCGATGCTCGAGGGGTTGGTGGCGTTCTGGGCGATCGTGATGGTCGGCAGCGTGGCCGGCTGGGCCGCCAGCCCGGAGTCCAGCAGCCGGAGCACCGGCCCGGCCGGCGTCTCGGTCCGCCGCACCACCTGCATGATGCGGGCTCCGACCGAGCTCTCCCCGATCCGGTAGCCTTTATTCGGGAAGGCCCCGTGCTCGTAATAGACCTCGTCCCCGACCTGCAGCGCGGCCGCCGCTGTGCCGGCCAGCACCTCCGCATCCGACGCCTGGCAGCCGCGGCCGAACCGGTCGAACATGGAGACGGCCATGCCGTCCAGCTGCAGCTGGCTGTTGGGCGTCCAGTCGCCGGCCCCGTGGATCATGCCGGTCAGCTGGTACTCGACATTCCGGCCGGTAAAGACCGCCAGATTGGGGTCGATATACTGGGCCGTCTGCCGGACCTCGGAGACCACCACGCCATCCGTTGGGACGCGGCCCTGCGTCCCTTGAATCGAGCCCGAGCTGGTCGACCGGCCCTGCACATAGGGCGCCGGCTGGAAGGCCTGCTGCGAGAGCGTGATGGCCGAGAGGGCCGTCCGCTCATCAAGGTCAAAGATCAGGCCGTTGCTCGAGCGGAGGCTGGCATTGCTTAGCGTGACCGCGGGCAACGTGGAGGTCCGGATGCGAGACGCGAACAGCTCTTGATTGCCGGCGCTCGTGGTCCGCGAGGCGATGCCGAACGGTCCATAGATGGACGCCTCGAGGAACTCCGCGATGATCGGCGCCTCGGTAAACCGAAAGGCCACCCGCACGTTGTCCCCGATCAGCGCCTTGACGGTCGCAATCCACGCCCCGCCCGTGTCGTACTTGATCCGGGCGTTGGTCCAGATCGCCGTCACCAGATCGACCGGATGGGCGTCCAAGTAGAGCGGCGTCCGCTCGGTCACCTCCACCGTGGTCAGCGAGCAATAGACGAAGGCCCCGTTGGCATGAGGGCAGCCGGGCCAGTAGAGGTAGACGTTGGAGACGCCCAGCGCCTGGTCCGCGGGCGTGACGGAATAGCCGGCAACGACCGCCCGCACAGGGGCCGCGTTCGTTTGGTTGGACCCGATCCACGCTTGGATGCCGCCGGCCACGATCCAGTCGGCCGTGGTCGGGTCGTAGATGGTGCTCGTGTACGCCGTGACATACTGCGACCCGCCGCCCACGGCGAACGGGTTGGCCTGCCGGTAGGTCTCGATCGTGTTGGCGATGCTCTCGTGATTGACCTGGCGCCAGTCCCGCGTGGTTGGCGCATTGAGTCCCGGCTCGTACCCTTCCGCGAACCGGAGCTCGACATCGTCGCCGGACTTGAAGACCTGATACTTCCATCCGCCGCGGGCCTTGACCGGGCCCCAGTCCGCGGTAATCGGGCCGCCGGTCAGGCAGCCGCGGATGGTATAGCTGCCAAGGCTGCCGCCTTGGAAGATCGTCTGCGTCTGCTCCACCCGCCGCGTGTCCCCGATGGAGACCGCGTAGCGCATCGGCGAGACCAGCCGGATGCCCAGGACATAGCCAGCCACCAGAGTGGACCACGCCCCGCCGTCCGTCCGGATCTCGAGGAAGGCCCGCCGCGACAGGAGCTGCTGCCGGAAGGTGGCGTCCTCGAGCACGTTGGTGACCACGCGGATCGTGCCGGTGGCATCGGTCCCAGTGTTGGCGTCGACGATCTCCACCGTGTAGCTGCCCGTCCGGACGGCGCCGGTGATCGGGTCCACCTCCTGCCCGTCGCCGCTCGGCGCATCCGCGATGAACGGATTCGTGCCGGATGGCACCGAGCTGACCACGAGCGCGTCCGTGCTGGGCTCGGGCACGGCCACCGTGGAGGCGACCTTGATGAGCAGGCGATACTCGAGCAGGCTGGCCGGCATGGGTCAGAGCGTCAGTCGTAGGTGCAGAGCATATCGGCCCCGCTCAGGTTGATGAGCGAGAGAGACAAGCTATAGGTCAGGAAGGTGGCATCCTGAAACGCCAGGCTGATGTCGCCCTCGGGGTCGATGGCGCAGTTATTGTAGGTGCGCGAGCTGGTGTCGCCCGTCGTCACGGTACAGGTGCCGCCGCCCTGCAGGTGCCGGATGAGCCGAAGGATCGTGGCTTGGCTCGTATTCGGGATGTCCCGCATCTCGAACGTGGCGCCGTAGTCAATCCGGAAGGTGAAGCTGTACGGCGTCCCACTGGCTAGAGCCGTGGCCCGTTCGCCGATCCGCCGCGTGAACGGCACCCACGAGGCGAACCGGGACCCGACCCCGCCGGCCGTGCTAGTCAGGCCGTTGTCCAGCGTGGCACTCGTGCCATCGTTGAAGGTGATCGACGCCATCAGACACTCCCTCGCCGTTGGGCGTTCCGCATGAGCTCCTGCATCTGCCGCTGGGCCGCGGGATCATTCGGGCCCACGATCGTGACATTCATGGGCGCCATGGCTGCGATCGTGGCCGAGCTGCCCGCCGCGGTCGGCCCATAAAACTGGGTGGGCAGGGTCATGGCGCCAGCCGCTGACGCCCCAAGAGCTGATGCCATCATGGCCGAGCCGCCGCCAGCAGCAGGAGCCCCGCCACCGAAGGCCGCCGTGGCTGCCCCGCGGAGGGCCGCGCCAATGGCGATCATGCCGATGCCGGCCGCCACAAGGCCCTGCGGGCTCAGCGAAAGCAACGCCGCTCGGACCTTTTCCATCAGCGCCCCGATCGGGATCAGCGCCGTGCCGAAGGTGATCAGCATGGAGCCGAGCCCCGACAGCATGGTCTTGGTAAACTCCTTGAACCCTTGCGTGATGCTGCCAGTCGCAATGGCTGCTTCAATGCCTGCCGCGAAGGAATCCACCATGATGTCGCGGAATGCCGTGGCGATGGCCGTGGCAAAGTCGGTCATCTCGGCCAGATAGGTCGATGCCGCCACGCCCATGAAATCCGTGGCGCCTGGCTTGAGCAAGGCCTCGAGCTTGGCCTTATCGAGCGTGATCGGCTTGGGTCCGAGCGCGGCCTGCACCGGCATGGATGTGGACTGCGCCGTCATGCGCTCGATATCGAACTTCACCGGCTTCAGGCTGTTGAGCTTGAGCTCGGTCCGCATCTCATCCGTCAGCTCCTTCTTGGCCGCGGCCACCTTCCGCGTGGCCGTTTCCTCTTTGGTCAGCCCCAGAATGATGTTCTCCTGCTCGGCTTCGTACTGCTGCAGCACCTTCATGTAGGCGCGGTACTCGTCCCCGCTCATCGTCAGGAACGCCTTGATCTCCTCAAAGAGGACGCCGGCGTTGAGCCCGAAGAGCTGAATGGCCTGCCGCACACTGGTCAGCGCGTTGTTCAGGACATTGAGCGCCTTGATGATGAACTCGATGGCGCCGACCACGCCCTCGGAGGCGCTCTCGGAGATCTCAAACAGGTCGCCGAAGGCATTGCCCAGCCGGGCGATGGCCCCGCCCAAGGTCTTGCCGGCCGCCTCCGCGGAGCCGCCGAACTGCGTCTCAAGCTCCTTGAGGATCACGGTCTGGGCCTCGGCCAGCTGATTGGTCTCCACCAGCGACGCAATCATCGCCTTCTGGTCTTCCGAAAACTGGATGCCGGACCGGCTCAGGGCGGCGATGCCATGGATCGGATCCTGCAGCGCCTTACCCACTTGAATGGTGGCGCCCTGCAGGTCGGTCCCCATGGCCTGCGCCACGTCCGCGATGGCCTTGGTAGCCCGCGGGAAGATGTCGCCCTGCACCTTGGTGAAGGTGAGGAGCAGCGACTGCGAGGCCGTGACGGCATCGTCCGCGAAGACCGTGGTCTCCTGCAGCGCCCCGGCCATGGCATTGAGCTGGTCCACCGACTGGCCGGCCACGTTGCCCGTGCTCTTGAGCGCGGCCCGAAGCTGGGCCTGCGCGAACTGGGCCGCGGAGGTCTCGTCGATCAGCTTCTTGAAGAAGGTGCCCGCGGCGGCCAAGGTGGCCAGATTCTTAAGGCTGCCCTTGAGCTCGCTGACGGCATCGTCTAGTGCCGTGGCGTTCTTCTCAGACTCCTTGAATGACCGGCCGAGGCTCTCCACTGCGGCCTTGACCGCGGCCCCGCCCTCCTCCTTGAGCCGAAGACTCAGCGCAAAGACGTCCATGGTTATGCTCCTGCCGGGGTGGCGGTCGGGTGAGCCCGGAGTCGGGCCTGTTCCATCTGGTCGGCCAAGGTCAGCAGCCTCGAGCGGGTCGACTCGAGCATGGTGGACAGCTTGCCGGCGGCGGCCAAGTAGCGGAGCTCGGCCTGCTGCAGCTTGGCCGGCTCATGGAAGGCCACGGCCACGAGGCCGGCCAGATCCGTCCGCTCGCCCATCCGCTCCACCGCCGCCTCTCGCTGCATCCGGGCCACCTCCTGCCAGGTCCACAAGGTCAGCGCAAAGGACTCCGCGGCCACCGTTCGCACCGGCTGCCCGGTCCGGGTCGCCGTCTCCACCACTACCCGCCCGACGAACTCCGCGGCCGAGCGCGTCAGCTCGACGCCCCGACCGCCTCCCCGTTTCCCGCCGGCTCAGCATCCTTCGCCACCTGGGCGGCGATCATCTGCTCCACCTCGGCGATCTGGCCCCGCGACAGTTGAATGATGGCCGCGATCTGCTCCACCGAGAGCCGCTCCCGTTCCGACTTCGTGAGGTCCGGTACGAGTGGCCCCAAGATCTCGAGCAGCGCCCCGAGCATGGCCACGCCGGAGGCGTCGGCCTCCTGCACGACCGCGATGCGATGGGCCGCGGCCCCGGTCAGGGGATAGACGAGCACCTCCCGGCCGGCCAGCTTGACGCGGGGCAACCGGGAGGTATTGACGAGGGCATCAAGATCAAGGGTCGTCATCGGATCAGGTCCTCACGACGTGGGTGGTGGTGGCGCCCTCAGGCGCCGGCGATCAGATCGTGGCGATGTACTCGATGCGGTAGGGCGCGTCCCCGACGTTGGCGCCAGAGACTGACATATCCAGGCGGGCCTCGATCTCGAGGGCGATGGCCACCTCCTGCCCATCCTGCGAGGTCACGTCGTACTTGGTCAGGAGCGCGGCCGGGAACCGGACCTGCACATAGGCGCCGGAGCCGCGAAGCCAGATGGCCCGCACGTCCGTCAGGTAGTCGCCCGACACGAGGAAGGTGCCGGCCCGCTTCGGCAGGTAGGAGGTGGACCCCGTCCACGAGCCCGAGGCCGTGACGCTGGCGCCCGGCTCCACCTGCGTGGCGTTGGTCGTGGAGAGCTGGATCACCGTGCCCGAGATCTTGGGCATCTGGTTGCCCTTGCGGTCCAGCAGCCGGACTGGCGAGCGCTTGCCGTCGAAGGTGACGTTGAGGTACTCGACGCCAGGGTCAAACTTGAGGCCGCCCTGGAAGGCCCCGAAGACCGTGGCGCCAACGTAGAGGACACCCGAGTCGACCAGGACATCGCTCGGGAAGGTGCTGGTAAACCCAGTGAGAGGAGCGGTCATCGCGGGATCCTTCCGTTAGGGGGCAAGGGGTTGACAGAATATAGCAACAGCGTGGCCGGCATTACGCTCGACTTGTCAAGACAACCGGCCAGAGGTACAGCGTATAGGTGGAGACCACGGCCACCGTCTGGGACTCGGCCGGCGTTGTGAACATCGGGACCGTCGCCCGGACGCGGGACCGGCTGACCATCAGGCCGGAGGCGTTGAACGTCATGCCGGTCAGGCACTGATCCACGAGATCCATCATGGATTCCACCAGCGGGAGCTGGGATTCCGGCTTGCCCAGCGCCTGCACCTCGAGCAGGGCCGTCTCCCGGTAGCCGTTGTAGGCCGCTTGGCTGGTCCGATTCAAGAGCAAGGTCAGGTAGGGAAAGACCGCCGGCTCCGGCTGGGCTCGGACATAGATCCGCGGCTCCTGGCGGGCGTCCGGCTGCAGGAAGTCCACCAGCCGCTCATCCTGCGGGCTGCTGTAGTCCAGCAGGAGCTGCCGGATCGTGGCGTAGATCTGGACGGTCGAGGCCGTCGATGGCAGCTCGAGCGCATTGGGGACCGTGTACCGCGGCTTGAGCTCCATGCGTCAGGGCCTCCCCATGAATCGGGCCACCACATAGGCGAAGGTCTTCTGCATCCGTTCCACGTTGGCCACGGCGGTCGGGACCCAGAGCTGGACCCGCTCATGCTTCCGCGTGAACAGATTGCGGTGGCCGAGCTCCCAGTAGAGGGCCTCGATAAACTTGGTGCCCACGACCGTCTCCCATCCGGCCGGCGTCTTGTAGGGCGTCAGCCGGCGGATGGATTGCTTGACCTGCAGCGTCGACCGGAACCGGCCGCCCAGGTAATAGGTGGACCCAAAGGCCTTGCGGACCTCGTCCACGAGATGCTTGGCGGCGCCATCCAAGGCCCGCGGCACGATGTCCTCGTAGCGGGCCAGCGCCTCCCTCGAGCGGTCCACCGTGGTCACGCTCACTGGGCGTACCGCGGGATCGCCACGAGGAGCGGCGTCACGACCGTGGCGTCGGCGTTCTGGCCGGCGGTCACGATCTGGTAGACCACGTCTCCATCGTAGGGCACGAGCAGGTTGGCCGAGGCGGTCGGGATCTGGGCGTAGTAGGTGCCGGCCACGCCGGACTCGGTCATGGCGAAGTTGGCCAGCCCGGCGATCGGACTAGCGCCCTGATCATCCGTGGCAAAGGTCACCGAGGCCGTGGTCCCGGTCCAGGGGATGTAGGCGTTGGTGCCGGCATTGTACCGGGTCAGCTCCTGCCGGACGAGGTAGGCGTTGTAGGGGTTGATCGTCTTGCGGGAGACCGTCATGGCAAGCCCTCAGAGGTGTCACGGATGCGAACGTAGACCCCGCTCAGATCGCGGACCGCCACGAGCGGCCCGGACAGATCACGACCGCGGGCCCGGATGACCGGCCCCTTGATGAACCGGACCGGATAGCCGGTCAGGATATAGGCGCCCGCCTGGCTGAATCGGGTGCCGCGGAGGCTGGCGGCTTGGCCCTGCAGCAGGAACCCGACCGCGGACGGCTGCGCCGGTCCGAGGGACGACATCGGCTGCGAGCTGATCGGCCACTGCGGACTGGCCGACCCCAGCGCCGCGGCATCTGCCCGGAGAATGTACCGGCCGGCCACATTGGACCCGGTCAGTGTAAACGTCCCCACGCCGCCAGGTATCGAGGTCCCGACCCGGAAGATGACCGGCTGCCCCGTAACGGCATACGCGCCCGCACCTGCCTCGAGCACCTGCCCGAGCAGTAGGTTGGCGGACTGGCCGGTCGCCTGATAGGCGCCGGCCGCGGACACGACCGACCGCCGAAATCTGGCGGACTGGCCGGTCAGCGTGAAGTCGCCCGTCTGGCACCGGAAGAAGAGCGAGGGGTCGAGCTCCGCATCCTGGCCGGTCAGCGCATAGGCTCCGGCCTCCGAGACCACCGATCGATCCCATGTGACGTCCTGCCCCGTCGCCGCGTACGCGCCCGCCGATCCGGCCATGACAATGGCCAGCCCGAGCGAGGACATCGGCGCCGCGGAGAGGGGCATGAAGCCGAGCATGGTCTATTCGGTCAGGTCGTCTTGACGAACGTGGCGCGGGCGATGTCCAGCTTCCAGCCGTCCTTCGGATCCAGCCCGTCCGATTCCAGCGCCAGCGCGGCCAGCGCCTCGCCTTCCTGCGCCATGCGCTGGAGATGATGGGCACACAGCAGCGCCACCGCCTTCGAGGCGGGCTTGGTCTCGGGTTCCTGCGGGGTCACTTCAAGGTCGGTCATGGCATCTCCGTGGAGCAGGTCCGTGGAAGGGAAAGTCTGTCTTGAATAGTTGTCACGTCAGCAGATTTCAACAATCGGGTCCTGTCAAGGCTACCCATTGACAATGGCCACCCGCTGGCAACTGCCAAGGCGCCGCAAGGCCAACGAGCCTACCTGCAGAATGACGTCGAACCGCTGGCCGATGGCCACGTTGCCGGCCGTAAGTGCCGCCAAGACATCGGTGTCGTCATGCAGCCCAGTCCACCGCCCGCTGCCTTGACTGGTCAAGTTTTGCGTGGCCGTTGCCCCGAGCGGGGTCGTGGTATTGATCCGGCACAAAATGACCGAAACCGTGCCGGCGGCAGCCGGTGCCAAGGCCTGCCCGGTGCTTTCATCGGTCAGACTGACATCGTAAAACAGGTCATCATATCCGCTCACCACTGAGACTATGGCCATCGGAAACTCCTATTGAGGCGTCACGGTCAAGGTCGCCGCCACTCGCGGCCTTCCAGTATAGGTAGCTAATCCGACCCGCAGATGTTGGGCGCCATGAGTATCAGTCAAGACCTGCACCCGGTCGACCGCGGCTGCCTGACTCAGCCCCACGCGATCCGCTAGGCGGTCATTGCTGATCGTCACCCGCTCCTTGCCGTCCCCGGTGCTCCCGACGCTGACTGGAATGCGGCCAGTCGCCGTGACGCCAACCTCGAGGGTCACCAGAGCGGTCACCCCAAACTTGGTCCCGGTTGCCTCAACCCCGCACACCAGGGCAGCGGTCCCCGTGGCAGTTACCGCCACGCCCGCCTGGGCAACCGTCTCAAGCGCCAGCACCGCGGTCGCCGTGGCCCGCGTGGTGACCGTCAACGTCCCGCTGGCCCCGATTGTCAGGGTCGCCGTGCCGGAGCCGGTCGTGAGCACCTGCCCGGTGGCGGTTGTGCCAAGCGCGAGCGTTGCCGTCCCGGTGCCCGACAGGTCCACCGTCCCCGTGCTGGTTGTCCCAACAGTCAGCGCAGCAGTGCCCGTGCCATCGACAACCGCGGTGACAAGAGACTCAACGCCCTGCACGATGGTGATAATCGCCGTGACGGCCGACGTATTTTCCATCGTGGCCGAGACTGCCAGATCGACCACCGCCGTTCCGCTGGCCGTGATCGGCACCTCGCCGGTGGCCGCGAGTGTATCCGTCCCGAGCTCCTGCGCGGCCATGGCACCTGCCACCAGCACGACCCCGGCCGCCTCCGCCGTGTCTGATCCGATCTCAACCGCGGCCAGCGTTCCATTAATAGCCGGATTGGTGACCTCGCCGGACGCGGCAAAGACATCCTCGCCGGTTTCCTGCGCCGCGAACGTCCCCTCAACCAGCACACTTCCGTCGGCCGACAGCAGGTCATCGCCTGACTCAACGGCTGCCAGATCGCCGACCACCGGCACCACGCCAGTCGCCGAGAGCAAGTCCTCTCCGGTTTCAGCGGCCGCTAGTGCTCCGCCAATAACCGGGCCACCCGATGCGGCGAATGTATCGCTGCCCGTTTCAACTGCCGCCACCGCACCAGACACCACGACCCCACCGGAGGCCGCAAGGCTGTCCTGTCCGGTCTCGGTGGTCGCTAGTGATCCAATGACCGTGACGCCGCCAGAGGCCGCAAAGCTATCCGAGCCGATCTCAGTAGACGCCAGCGACCCGGCCACGACGACCACTCCGACCGCCGCCGCTGTGTCGGCATCTGTTTCAACCGCCACCAGATCGCCAGTAACTGCGGCATTTGTGACCGTTCCCGTAGCAGCAAACGTATCGTCGCCAGTTTCCGTCGCCGTAAGATCGCCGTCCACCACGACGACACCGGATGCCGCCAGCGTGTCCGATCCGGTCTCCGTCGCGTCCAACGTGCCGGTTCGCGCTGGCAGCGTCTCGCGGATTCGCAGCAACGCAATCGGCCCGCGAATGTTAGTGACCGTGCCGGTGGCCGTAATGCCCACCGTTGGCGCGGCACTGCTGGTGCCGGTTGTCGCCAGCGCATACGCGACGTATCCGCCGATGTCGTTGCCGTTACCGCTGTCCGGCTCGTCCAGCTTGACTGCCGTGTCGAACGTCGTGCCCGTCGAGGCCAGCGTCGGCAGCGTAAAGCCGGCCGTGAGTACGTCGGTCGGCACGCACATCGCCCAGACCGCCAGATCGCCCGACTGCAGGGCCGGCGCCGTCGCGCCGTTGGTCAGCGTGACGGTAAAGGCTGTGCCGGAGGTTGGTGCGGTTGTTCGCGAGCCATCGGCACTGCCGTAACTAAAGGTCGCGCCAGCGCCGGCCGTAGGGACGCGAACAATGACGCCCCAGCAGACATTGTTGACGCCCACCGTCACGGTGAGCGTGCCCGTCTCCGTGCCGGTGACGGTATCCTTGCTGTAGATAAACAGGTTGGTATTGCCAGTATCAGCGCCTAGCGTCGCGCCGTACCCACCCTGTCCCGTAATAGACTCGCGCAGTGTCCAGCCGGCCGGCGTCGTGACCGTGCCGCCGTTCGCCGTCGATGGCTTCTGTCCAATAATGAGCAGGACGACATCGTTTGCCGAGATGCCGGTCGGATAGAGCGGCGCAACCGTGGTCCCGCCTGCACCAGCGGAATAGGCTGCGCCGTTATCGGTCGGTGTTCCGAACGGCATACCGGATCGCTGCTACGGCGTCCGCTCTTTAATCACGCGGCGTGCGTGATGGTCGCGCTATTGATCGTGACCGTCTGCCCGGTATTGATCGACGTGTTGTCGAGGTTAATGTCGGAGCCAGACGTCCCGACCGTCAGACCGGTGATAATGTCCGTGCCGTTACTGTCGCGAATCCGCGCCGCAGCCGCCGTGCCCGTTGCGTTGGCCGACGTATCGGACCGCGGAAATCCGGATAGGGTAAGCACCGCGCCCGACACCGTGCCGGATGGATCGGCCAGCGTGATTTCGGCCAGCACGGTCGCCATGCCCGTCGTGCCAATCTGCAACACGCCAGCGCCCGCGCCTGCATCAATCTGATCCCGCACCGCTGTCATGCGAGCGGCTTTCACCGCCGTAGTGTAGACGACCGACATCCTGCCTCCGGTTTAATTGCCGCTGGTAAGCGTGAACGCCGTGACCGTGACCTGCTGGCCGACGGCTATACTGGTGTTGTCCAACTGCATATCTCCACCGCCACCGGTGGTCGTGACGGTGCCTTCCAACACGCGTGTCGATCCGACATTCAGCAGTCGGAAATATCCGGCTGTACCGGTCGCATCGGCTGACAGATCCTGCCATGTTCCGGCTTTTGTCTTTTGCCCGCCGCTGGCCGGATTGAACGCATCGGCCGGTAGCGTCATCGTGACCAACACAGTGCCCGTCGCCGTCGCACCGGCACCTGGCGGTGATCCGGTCCGGATCTCCAACGTGCCGTTGTTGAACACCGTGTCGATCCCGTCCAGGAGATCGTTTTTCAGGTTGATATTCAGAGTGACCGACATAATCACGGCACCTCGGGTGCAGGTGTTGGCGTCACGACCGGATCAGGCTCCGGCGGGTCCACCGGCTCCGGTGGCGGCGGGGGCGGGGCGGGCGGCTGTGCGACGCTGACATCGGCCACCGGCACGTTCAGCTTCGCCGCAACCGCCGCGCAGAGCTGGTCGTCCGTCCAGTCGGGGGCGAGGTCGCTGGAGAGCAGCGAGACGCTGGTCCCGACGTAGGTCGTGCCGATGCTGAGCACGACCGTCTCAATGCTGCACTGGCAGTCGGTCGTGCCGCTGGTGTAGTTGATCGTCGCGGTCGAGATGGTGACGGGGGTTGCCATATGTCTGTCCTCGTTGAGTTAGTTCGGAATGCGGAGGACTTTAAAGCCCGTCCCGCCAGAATCCGCTGCGCCGACCGTGACGCGCTCCACCGTGTTGTTGTCCACATCGTACAGCAGCAGCGCCGTCTGACCAGCCGTAGACGTATTGTCAATCCGCATCCGTTCGCTGGCGTTTGGCGCAAACACGAACGGCGCGTTGTTCAGCCCGTAGAAGCGAATGCCGTTTGTCGTAGAATCGGCAGCGATTTCAAGTCCGTTCCCGCCAGATGAATTTTCAAGCCGAAGCGTTGCGATCCCTGCACGCTCCACTTCAAGGCCAGAGCCAAGCGCAAATGCGGGACTCGCCGTCCCAATGCCAACATCCCCCCCGCTCGTAATCCGCGCCCGCTCGGTGTTGGCCGTCAGAAACGCGAGAGCGGCAGTGCCCGTCGTGGAGCTGATTCCGATCTGCATCCCGCCCGTCGTTTCCGACAGAATATTCGTGAACTCCGTGCCACGGAACACCACCTCGTTGATCGCATCACTATTCTGGATGTTGACTCTTGCCGACGTCGTGGTCGTTGTTCCGATTGCCAGATACCCGTTTGCATCCAACGTCATCGCCTGCGTGAACGAGATCGCGTTCCCCGCCGTGCCGGAGGGGGCGGTGTACCATGAGTGTGCGCCAGCGGACTGCGAATACTGCGACGCCGCAGCAGTAGCAACGTATTTGTAATTGCTGCCGTCGTAGTAACCGTTCTGGATCAGATTCAATCCGCTCGTACTGAAGTTCCACAATGCGCCAGCATTCAGTTGCAACGCACGGATGCTACTTCCTGTCCCCCACGCACTCGGCGTCACCCCGAGGCCGAGGTTGCCGGAGGCGTCGATGGTCATCCGGGTGATGTCATTCGTCCCGAAGCACAAGTTGGTTGCATTGCCTGTTTTGATGCCGGACGAATACGCCGCAGACCCGCTAAACAACTGATTGCCAGCAGAGCCTTCCACGCCAAGAACAAACGACCCGCCCGTATTGGCAAAATTGGCGTAGTGAAACGCGGTCGTCGTCCCGTTGAACAACAGCCCTTGCGTCCCGGTTGCAGCCGAACCAGTTCGCGTAATCAGACTGTTGAACGTCGAACTTCCGCTCACCGTCAGGCTCGACAACGTGCCGACGCTGGTGAGCGAGGAGGCGGTGACGCCGCTGGCGAGCGTGTTCCCAGAGAGCGAGCCCGCCGGTGCCGCCCCGTTCAGCGTGGCCGTGATCGTGCCCGCCGAGAAGTTGCCGCTGGCATCGCGGGCCACCACCTTCGAGGCCGTGTTCGCGTCCGTCGCGTCCACCGCAAACGTCCGCGCCGCGGACCCGTTGTAGGTGCCGCCGCTGGTCAGGTAAGTGCCCGCGGTCAGCGCGTTCGAGACCTGCGTGGCCGTGCCGGAAAGCGTGGCCGTGATCGTGCCCGCGGCAAAGTTACCGGACCCGTCCCGCAGGACGGACGTGTTCGCCGTGTTGGTCGCGGTCTCGACGTACAGCGGGGCCACCACGTTCACCGCAATAACACCGTTGCTGGCGTTTGCCCGCACGATCCAGCCGAGCGCCTGATACAGCCCGCTCGACGGCTTGGTCTCGGTGAACCCGCCCGAGCCGTTGCTGTAGATGATATTGCCGACCGTGAAGCCGTTCGTGTTGACGTCAAACAGCTCGCCAATTACGACCGCCAGCCCGAACTGGCCCGTCGTCAGCGCCTGCTCGGAGATGCCGAGCACCAGATCCGTCGCGCTGGTGACGACCGCCACCTCGATCGCCTGCTCACCAGGATTGTAGCCGGTCGCCTTGACGACCGAGCCTTTGCTGATCGTGCCGGTCGCCTTGATCCGGAAATGCGTGGAGTTGGCCCCGATATTATTCGTGTAGTCGTCGATCGTCTTGTTCGTCAGCGTCGCCGCGTCCACCGTCGTGACGGCCCGGTCCGCGACGTACGAGCAAAAGACGTCTTTGACGCCCGCGGAGAACGGGACCAGCGCATCGGCGTTGGACGACTGGAGGACCTGCGTCCGCGCCAGCGTGCCGGTGCCGGTCGTGCCAATCCCGATCTCGAACTCGGCCCCGCCTTGTATGACGTAGTAGACCAGCGAGCCGTTGGCGAACGCCGTATTGAAGGACTGGAATCCGGCCGGAGCACCCGCCAGCGAGACCGTGCCCGTGCCTGTCGTGGTCGTCGTTTCCTTGACGCGATCTGCGAGGAGTGCCATCGGTCAGTCCCTTACTGGAGCGTGAGGACGCCAGTGCTCGGGTCGAAATCGACCGCGAACGTATCGCCAGCGCCGAGCGTGATCGAGGTGCCGTAGTCCCACCAGCCGATCAGGTTGCCGCTCGCCGTCGTGCTGTTATAGAGCACCGCATACCGGAACGGCCCAATGCTGCCACCGGCGGCCGTCCAGGTCGCCGGATCCGCCAGCACCAGCTTGTAGACGCCGCCCGTCTGGCTGCTCGAGGTCTGGGTCGCCACATTGCCGCCGGCCGTGTAGCCATTGCCCGGCGTGATCTCGGCGAGGTCCGCGAAGACCGCATCGGCCGCGGCGTCCGGCGTGGCGTTGGTCAGGTACACCTTGAGCGTGTCGGAGCCCAGGTTGTGCGTCTTTTCGGCCAAGGCCTCGACGAAGGCCTGAAACTTGTTGTAGGTCGCCATCGGGTTGTCCTCAGTGTAGGTAGGTCGTGGCGCCCATCTCCACGCTCTGGGCCACCAGCTGCAGCACCTCGGATGGATCGGTCCCTTCCGCGGCGACCGCCTGCCCGGACGGGTCCGTCCACTGCACCACGAGCCCGGCCGTCCCGACTGGCCTGAGCTCCAAGATACCGCCGTACCGAGCGCACAATGCCTCGGCTCTTGCCTGATCGCTTGGCGCCCAGGTCAGCCGGCGCTGGTCGCGGTTGACCACCTGGCGGATGTCCTCCGGAATGCGGGTCACGTCAGGTCTCCGTCAGGAGGTGATAGCCGTCTTTCACCTCGACGGCCTCGTAGATCTCGAAGGTGGCGTACTCGGTCGGGTCCACGAGCTCGAGCGTCAGCCGCTGGCATCGGAGGGCCCGTTGCAGGTAGACGCCCCGGATCATGTACAGCGGCCCGTCGCCCTCGCGGAGGGCCCCGAACTTGGGCACCTCGACGTAATCGGCGACCGTGGCGACCGCCGCGGTCCGGCTCTCGAGATGACTCTGCGGGGCCAGCGGGATCTCTTGGGCGTCCGCCGTATCGTCCAGACGGCCCCACCATTCCCCGGTCTTGACGTAGACCGGCCGGCCGAAGCCACCGCCGCCGGCCTCCTGCCGCTCGTACAGGGTCAGCCGGCGATCCAAGAGCCCCGGCGCCACGGTCACTGGGCCACCCCGAGCTTGAGGAGGCGCAGCGTCTTCATGCACCGGGCCACGGTCTCGCGGCTGGCGTCCCAGGTAATTGAGGTGCCGGCAGCCGTCTCGGAGGCGGCGCCCGGCGTCCGGCGCTGGTACAGGTCCGCGGCGAGGTCGATGATGACCTCATTGAGCAGCGGCTCGAGCGCGGCGTAGTCCTGCCGAAGCGAGAGCCCGACGTTGGCCGTGATCGTGTAGGGGCCATAGGGGAAGGTGACCCCATCCTTGCCATAGATGACGCCGGAGCGGCCGTCGACCCAGTAGTCCGCGGCCGAGACGGCCATGCCGTCGCTGTCCACGATCGCCGTGACGGCGCACGGCCGGCGCGGGAAGACGAGCGAGGTGACTGGCAGGTCCAGCGCGTCCGCCCGGTCAATGGCCGACTGGCTGGTCGCCGTAATGGGCGTATCGGTCCAGAGCTCGAGCATGGCCTTGGCCCGGCCGAGCAGCGCCGTTAGGAGGGCGTTCTCGGCCGACGACTCGATGCGGAGGTAATCCTTGAGGTCAGAGAGGGTTGGCAGGGCCACGGCCCAGAGCCTCGCGGAGGAAGGTGGCGTACTGGGCGCCGACGGCTCGATAATCATGCAGCCGGCGCACATACTCATGCACCCGGACCGCCTCGGCCCGGTAAAACATCGCGTCTTGCGCCAGCCGCCGGATGACGTAGCGCAGCGTCTCTTTGTCGTTGGCGTAGGTCCACGGGATCAGGTCGCCATTCAGGCGGGCCGCCTCGTCTGCGGCGAGCGGATCGCCGGCAATGACTGGCTGGCCCATGGCCGCGCCCTCGAGGCCGGAGCCCTGCATCCCGAGCCAGAAGCTGTCAAAGGTGGCGTGGCAGGTGGCCTTCCGCCGGAGCGCCTCGCCGTGATCCATGTTCTCAATGAGGACGACCTCGCACCGGACGTCGTCCAGCACCTTGCATTCCTCGACCGCCTCGAGGAGGACGCTCGTGCCCTTGATGGCCCGCTTGGTCGGGCTGTGCGCGATGCGAAAGGGGCCGCTCGCCGGCTTGGCCACGAGCGGCAGGTAGTCGTCCACCGGCACCGGGATCGGCAGATACCGCGTGATGCCGTGCCGGCCGTGGTACGGACGAGCCCCGAACTGGATGGCCCGGTTGCGGCGGTCCGCGTCCTCGTCGACGTAGGTCTTCCGCGGATCATCCGGCAGCATCGACCCGTGATAGGTGATGGCCACCCGCTGATCCGGCCAGAGGCTGTACTTGAGATCCTGATGCAGCGTCCGGTAGTCCATGTGGACGTGGATGACGTCAGCCGTCATCGCCAGAAACTCCACCGTCTGCCGGTGCAGGTCGCCATCCCACTGCCGGAGGTGGCAGTGCGGGTTGCTGTAGCCCCAGCGGGCGAAGGCCGAGACCACGCCGGGGTCGGTGTTGGCCGCGGCATGGTAGCGGTAGGCCGCCGCGCCGGGATCATAATGGGTGAGCTGCAGCACGCGGATGGCATCCGGCGCCGGCGTCGCGGGCGCATAGAGCGACGGCACACCTTCCGGCGAAAGGATCCGGCCAGCCGCGGCCCAGAGCTGGGCGGCCTTCTGATCGTCCACCACGAGCGTCTGCGGGGTCAGGCTGGGCCGCGTGGCGGCCATCTCGCGCCAAAGCGCGGCCCCGGTCGGATGCATCAGCTCGAAGAACGCATCCGGCATAACGTGCCCAACGGCTGCCAAGGCATCGGCCCGATCCTTTCGGACGCGGAACCGTTCGCCAGGAGCCCGTCGGACGTTGTCCACAATGCACCGCGCCACCGCCGTCACGTCGACCATCTCCTCCAGTCGACCCAACGGCAGGGCCGCCGAGGAGACCGAAGCCTCCCCGGCGTCCTGCGTCTGGCTCATCCGATCAGGACGAGGCCGGGACATCGAGGACCACGAACGGCGAGTGCGGGTCCACCTTGTTCCCCGAGCCGTCCACCTTGTAGGCGTAGGTCGAGGTCGGGAGGGGGATACCGCCGCCACGCGCCACGAAGCGGTAGGTCGTGACGTCCTGCACGAACGCGACGTGGATCGAGGACTCCACCGTCAGGGCCTGCCGGAGCCCCATGGCGTAGAAGTCGCCGTTCACCAGCGCCACATCGCCCTTGGTGCCGATCGTCGGGAGCAGGTCGGTGACGATGACCGGCAGCCCGAGGAGCAGCATCTGCGGCTTGTCGCGCAGGTTCGCGATCCAGGTCACCATGGTGTTGTTGGTGGTCTGGAGGGCGAACAGCTTGGCCAGCACCCGGCGGGAGACCATCCAGACCGAGTTGGGGCCATGCGTGTGCTGCTGGTACATCGAGAACGCATCCGCCGCGGTGAACGTGTCGGCCGTCGCCCGGTTGACGGCGATGAGCGACGTGTTGTTATCGTTCAGCGCCCCGAGCGGCTGGCTCGAGCCCGTGCCGTCGATCGTGATGTCTTCATTCATCTTGTTCACGATCTGCCCGCCCACGGCCGTGGTGACCTCGCTGGGCAGCTCGCCCGTGAAGTCGTCGCCCAGGAGCTCGTCGCCGAACTGGGTGATGGCCGCGTACTTGTACATCGTCAGCAGCCGCTGGCCGAACGTCGGCTCGCGGGTCGGCTTGGTTGAGCCTTCGCCCACGATCGTCACGTTGGCGATCTTACCGGCCATCGGACGGTTGAGGGTCGTGGTGCCCTCATCCTGCACGAGGTACGGGATGCGGAGCGACCGGCCCGGCACGTTGTACCGGCGGGCGTACTGAAACAGGCCAGGCTGCTGGTTCGAGACCGAGAAGATCTCCGGCACCTGCGTCAGCGGGAGCAGGTACTCGCCGCCGTTGGTGGAGCCGGTAATCGTGCGGGTCATCAGGTCCACCTGCTTCAGCGCCTCAGCCTCGCGGCCGTTGGCCGGCCCGCGGGTGGCCGCCCGGATGTAGCTGCCCACATTCGGGAACGCCTGCACGATGGCCGAGCGCACCTCGGTCATGGCATCGGCCATGCCGGAGAACTCGCTGCGGTCAGCGCCGGCATCGACCCGGACCAGCTCGGCATCGCCGCCCTGGCGGGAGACTTCGGCATCCGGCGTAAACTCGGCGGCCGTCTGGGCCCGCATCTCGAGGGACCGGATCTCGGAGGTCATGCGCTCAACCTCTTCGGCCGTGTAGCTGTTGGTCGGGTCGACCAGGTCGTGACGGATCTTGTGGGCCTGCTCGCGGAGCGCCGCGGCCGCCCGGTTCTTGGAAACCAGCGGGGTCTTCATGGGATCACCTCTTCGGTGGAATGACGAAAGGACTGGCGCACCGCCTCGAGGCGGATGGCCATGGAGACTGCCGACCCATGCGTGGTGGTCGCCGGACTGGTTGCCGGATGGGCG